ACTTAGGTTCAAACTCTGCATCTTGTGCAAGAGTAGCAGATGACATTGCAAAGTAAGCATCATATCCAGAATTCTTAATAGTAAAGCTTCTATTCTTTGACCAATCTTTCTTGAGAATATCAAACTCTTTACTATACTCATCTGAATAACTTCTCATAAATCTATTAGCCTCACGATTTTCAAGAACACGAATGCCAATTAAATTCATAGAAGGGAAACTATCCTTTAGATTTCTAAGAAGAACATCTGTAAACTCACGCCAGTTCCAACCAAACTTATAAACTTTACCAAGTTTACGATCTCTTAGGAAACATTTATCTGGATTAACATTACGAGTACCCATATATGGTTCTGATTCCCAATGTCTCTCAACTTCCATATGATATGGAATTTGTGAGGCCTCACCATCAGTCAATATAATACACTGAACTTTTTCTACCTTATTTTCTTTTTGAAAATGAGGAAGGATTTGATGAAGTGCAATTAGTGATTCATTCAATGGTGTTCCTGATAAAGATAATCTACGAGGATAAGTATAAGACATATATTGTCCACAAAAAGTTTTAGCCAATCTCCAGATATTAATCATCTGATGCTCTAATGTTTTGGCATTAACTTTACTTGTAAGAATATTCATCAAAGTGAAATGAGAATCAACTACCATTAGATTCTCTTTTGCTTCATAATGATGCGTCAAACCTTCACTGCTGCTACCTCCATACATATCGGATGATCTAAACCACTCATTACTAAAAGCATAAACTTCAAAGGGAATAGAAACTTTACGACAGAACCAAACAAGATTGTATAATTGCTTAAGAGTATCTTGCAAAACATATTGCATAGATCCAGACCAATCAAGAATGAATACTAGACCATGATTCTTACCATCAGGTAATACAGTTATCTTCTTAAAAAGATCCTCATTATACTTGTAAGTATGAAGTTTTGCTGTATCTAAAACTCCAGTACGACTTGTAGTAGCACGAGCATATGCACTAGCAGATTTCTTACACTCAAACTCTTTTACAAGATAGTTAACTTCTTTCTGAGCATCTCTCTTAAATTGAACAAATGATGAATCTGAATCTTCAAAAATATTATCACTCTTTGGTTCAATCCAAGTATATCTTGACTTACATCCATTTGCTATGAATGCAGCTTGTTCAAGATCAAAGTGAATATCAATCTCTTGATGAACATCTTTATTAGAAGCAATAATAGAATCTATATTAACTTTTGGTAATTCAACATAAACATTCTCTCTACCAGAAGTTGAAGTCAATCCCTGCAATTTATCAAAGAGAGACTCAGCAGTCTTAACTTCTAAATCTTCCTCATAGAATTTACCTTGATTAGGCTTTTGCTCTACATCTTGTCCACTCTCTTCCATCTGAGGTGATTCAATTGACTTTTGTTCAGTTTCTCCCTCTTCATCTTCATTCTTATCTTCCTCATATTCACTAGTGTCTTGTCCAATATCAGGACGAACATCAGAAGGATTTTGATGAGTGTCTATATCAGCAACTTTTTTCTGCTGGTCTTCTTGCTGCTCTTTACAATACTCATAAAGAACTCTGGAAGCAGATATGACATCTTCAAATGTCTGACACGAATCTATTAAATTGATAATCTCTTTTTCACGAACTGTAAAAGATATATTAAGGAAAGAACCAATCTTGAAATGTAAATTAGCACGATCAGCAAGGTTAAAACTATCAAGATCTTGACCATCTATCTCAAAGAAATCATTTTCATTGAGTTCATTGTATGCTCTATAAAAAGTTTTGGCAAGACCCATATATCTACGCTTGATCAATTTCTCAATTCTTGCATCCTCAACCACATTAATAATACCATGAGGAATATCTTCAGGGGGATTCTCATTAGGAGTAAAGAGTGCATGACCAACCTCATGACCAACAAGCATATCATATACTACATTGCTTGCCTTTTCCCAGATAGGAAGAATCAACACACGAGTATCTACATTGAATTGTGCTGTCTCAACCTGCTTATGCTCTACTACTAGATCTTCAGTAGCAAGTAACTTTGCTAGTTGTGACTTGATTTCTTGTCGTATTGGCATGTGTCTCGTTTTGTATATGGCCATAATACGACGAAACCCCCCGTTTATGGGAGGTTAGTAGACACTTTATCAACTGTCTGCGTCTTTCTCTTGCAGACCGCAGTGCCTGTGGTTTAAGTTTTCGTTTGGCATCCTTCTTACTATGATGCTTCCAATTAGGTACTTGCATAACCGTGCTCCGTTAACAAGGCCATCGCCTCATCATATTTATCTATCATTATACAGTATCCAGTATACGAATATTAGGTTTCCATCCTGTGCTTAACATAATAGAAATATCTGCAACATTGTCATCAACCTCACCTGGTGTAAATTCTTTGACTGGCAAATCTCCATGCCCAAATGCTTCTGCCAGTTTTCTTACAGGAATAGATTCTCCATACCCAACTGGAACTGGTCCATTGATTTCAGTTTTAGCAGCAAGATATCTGATGGCACGGCATACATCTTTAACATGAATCCAATCTCTTTTATGATTAGTAATATACTTTGCAGTGCCATCCTTTAACATACCATACAACATATTGTTACGACTATCTGGGCCATACACAGTTGTAAAACGCATCCCTGCACTATTAGTAGGTGCCATTTGCTCATTAACCCACTTACTCATAGCATAAGGATTCTCCCAATAGTTACCATCCACAGCACTTGATGAAGCATATAGTAATCTTGTATTAGTTTTAGCACACCAATCAAATATAGGTTTTGCCTTGATAACATTATTCTCATAATACGCTTCAGGTTTTTCCATACTCTCACGTATGTCTGCCCATGCTGCTAGATGTATTACTATTTGATAATCATCAGGTTCAAAATTCATAATGTCATCAGGATGATCTAAACCCTTTACAAGATAACCATGAGTTCTTCTCCAATCGGCAAAAACATACCGACCAATAAAACCACGATGTCCTGTTACTAATACTTTGTCTTTCATGTTACGGGCCAATCAATTACTTTTCTAATTTGTTCATTATACTTCCATACTTCTTTCAGCATGTCAGCATTCACTCCATGAGATTCCATCTGAACAATCAAGGAGTTTAGATCTTTAGGGAAACAAGTTCCACCAAATCCCCTATCATTATCTATACCAGGAACTTGAGTATGTGATTTTCCTATCCTACTATCAGCAGTAACTCCCTCACACACTGTATCATAGTCCATTCCAATTGCTTGGCACATATCATATAACTTATTAAAATATGCTACTTTATAGGCAAGGAATGTGTTTGAGAAATATTTGATGGTCTCACTCTCATCCGAGGAGGTAATGATGCTTGGTATGTTAGGAAAACACTGTTCAAAGAAACGAACGAAATCATAACATAATTCAGGATCTCCCCCAACAATGTTTCTTTCGGAATTGGCAAAATCTTGGATAGCATTTCGTGCAGTAAGAAATTCAGGATTGTGAATTACATTATGACGTTCTGTATATTTCTTTGTTGTACCAACAGGAACAGTGGATTTAATTACAAAAGTTCCTGTCAGATTATCTGGAAGATCTTCAAAAAATTGATTGAGAATTGATAAGTCACATTCCCCACCAAATCTCATAGGAGTAGGAAGACATACAAATATAAAATCTTGAGTTATAACTTCTTCTAATGTACTGAAAGATCTATTTTTATCTGCGTCAAATACTTTACATTTTGCTTTATCACGTAGGTTTTGATATACAGCATTACCTACAAAGCCATTGCCAACAATTCCAATCATAATGACATCCTACTAAATCCTTTAATTTTTTCAAATTTAATTTGATCTTCAAACTTATCTTCCATTCCTGTCTTGTGAGAGATCACAAATATGTTAGCATCTTGTATTACATATCGTATGATCTTTAAAAATTCTTCTGTTCCTGTGGCATCTAATGAACTATCAAATACTTCATCCAATACCATTAAGTTGGTTGAAACGGAGTTTTTAAACTTAGCTACTTCCCTCCATGTGAAGAGAAGTGCTAAATCTATTCTTTGTTTTTCACCTTCACTAAATGATGCATAAGAAAAGTCTTCGTGTATTGGAGACTGGATAGTTTCGTTAAACTCCTCATCAAGAGTAAAGTTTATGTAGAAGTCCATCATCTGTAGATAACGGTTTACTTGTTGATTTATCAACGGTAGATACTTCTTGATGATTTTAGATTTAACTCCACCATCTTTCAATAAACCATAAGTGAAGTTATAATATTTGATTTTGTCCTTATGTGAAACTAATTCATCATAGGTTTTCTGAAGACTTTCTTTGAAGGTTTCTAACTTGTCATGCTCAGTATTTCTGTTTGCAAGTTGTTCGGTAATTGTTTGAATTTCCGATTCCAAATCGCTGATCTGCTTTTGGCAACCAGTAATTTTAGTATTGTTTTTAGAAATGCCATGCGTTAGTGTTGTGATCTCCTTTGATAGTTGGGTGAAGTGATGCTCTCGCTCTTGTTCTGTTTTAATTGCTTCTTCTAGTTCTTTATAACCAGATTGCAACTCCTTAGCTTTAGTTTGAGCATCGTTGATTTTATTTATTCTAAAGTCCTCCTCAATTGACTGTGTGCAGGTAGGGCAAACTGTATTGTCTGTGAAAAACTTATGCTCTTTAGTAATGGTAGATACTTTATTAGAGATTTTACCTTTAAGGTTGTTAAGTTTCACTAACTTTTCACCTGCACCTAAAACAACTTCTTGTTCTTTATTAAGGTCATTTAGATCATCTTCTAAACCCTCATTATTCATTGTAAGAATACATATCTCATCAGCTAAACTATCTTTTTTACCAACTCTTCTATCAATACTTTCCTTACTACGAGACTCAATCTCCTCTATAAAATTTTGTTGCATTGAAAATTTATCATTCAATGACTCTTTCTTCAATTCTAAAGTTCTAATATCATCCTTTGTTATTTTAATCTTATCTTTTATAATATTATTCATTGATGAAAATATTTTTATATCAAGCAAATCTTCAATAACTTCTCTGCGATTTGTAGCAGTAAGTTGCATAAATGGTACAAACGTGCTACTACCGAGAACTACAATCTGAGTGAAAGATTTATAGTTCATCTTTAATACATTCTGTTCCAACCATTTCTGTTGATCGTTTACAGAAGATGCTTGATCTAAAAGATTATCATCTCTCCATATCTCAAATATATTTGGTTTAATTCCTCTTACTACTTTCCAACTAACTGTACCAACAGAAAACTCTAATTCTATTTTACAATCCTTTTCATTAGTAGAATTGACCAATTGACCTTTACTAATTCTACGAAAAGGCTTATTGAATAAACTAAAAGTAAGAGCATCCAAAACGGTACTCTTACCAGATCCATTAGAACCAGTAATTAACGTAGTGGATTTGCCTTGAAAATTTATTTCAGAATATTGATTACCCGTTGAGAGAAAATTCTTCCAACGAACTTTTTCAAATAAAATCATGTTCCGTATTTGGAGGAATTACAATGTCATTTTTGGTGATTACGATATAATCATGTCCATGAGTTTCGCAAACACCAATCATCATATCAGGTTCAACTTCTATGACATGCATATCAGGATAGTCCATCTCTTCTAAAAGCATAGCATACCTACAAGCATCATCTTCTTCTTCAAAAAGATATAAAACTTGTTCTCCATTGTCATCTTCAACAGAGTATGCACCCTCAGATTCTTTTCCATGAACAGTTAGGATATACATTACTAATCAGGTTCTCCACTTTTTGGTTCTGCACCTATTTCATATGGATTATCAAAATTAGATAAATTTGGATAGTGTAAGTAAGTACTCATAACATACTTACTATCAACTGTTGGGGGAAGTCCTTTATGAGGATATTCCCAAGTAGGATTAAACACTACTACTCTACCACGTTTTGGCGAAACATTCAAGTCCTGTCTCGTAAAGACCGTACTTCCTTCACAAGTATTTAAATAAAAAAGAAATGATACAGCTCTTTTAGCAGTCCTTTCTCTTTGTATATCAACATGTTCATCAAAACGATCACCATTACCAACAAGATATCTTTTAACCCTAAATTCCTCTAACTGATTAAATGGTGGTATAAATCTTGAACCAATATCATCTTTATACTTATCATATACTTTAAGAACAAACTGAACCAATCCACTGACATGTTGTATAGATGCTCTATTAACACACATCTCAGTAAATTTTGGACAATTATTCCTATTAGTTAATGTATGATGCTCATCAGATTTAGATTCAAATAAGTCAATTATATTTTCACACCATCCATCAGGAATTGCTTCATCATAAACACGTATAGTATCAGTCACACTGTTTCACAAGCCTCTCTATAAACATCCTGAAGCATCTTCTGTATTCTTGATTTCTCTAAGTTAATCTCAGAATCTTCAACATATCTGTTAAGAATAGACAAAGTATCCTCAGACTCGAATGCTTCAAAATCTTCAGACTCTTGGAATTGAAAATTCTCAATTATCTTCAGTTCTGCTACATTTGATGAATATAATTTATCAATAAATTTTTCAAACTTTCTAGGTTTAGTTTTCTTCTTAACAATTAATTTTACAATCTTATCCTCATAAGCACGAGTATCAAAGGTTTGATAATCATCATCCTCATAATAAATGATCTTAAAGATCCTATATGGATTATTAACTGGTGTATGTTCTAAGGTCTCTGTGTCAAAGAAATGAAACCCACGTTCCTTATCATTCACATCATTCCAGAACATCTCATAAGGATTACCAAGATAATAAATGTTCTCTTCATTTGAACGGCAATGATAATGTCCAGTATAAGTTTTCTCAAATTTTTTAAATATACTCCAATCCATTCCATGTTCCATCATATGGCCTGGAGTTGCTCTGAATCCATTCAACTCAAGATGTCCCATACACACAGGAGAATTTGACTTATTAATCATTGCAACACTTTTCTTTTTATTCTCAGAATTAATCCAAGGTACAAGAAGAATACTTAACCCACCTACTTCTATAGGAACAGTTTCTGAATAAACTTTTATATTATCATACTCTCTTAATAATAAATCTACTGCATTTATATCATTTGTATTCTTATAATATGCTGTATGATTACCAACTATAGTATGGACAGTAATGCCCATATCTTTTAAACGATCAAAATAATTATCCTTTGCCCATGTTAATGCAGAAAAATCCACACCCTTACGACTATCAAAGGTATCACCCATATCAATAATCGTAGTAATACCTTCCGCTTCAAGTGCAGGAAAGAATACATCATTATAGAACTTCAGAAAATAATCATGAAAAAGTTTTGAATTTTTTCTTGCTCCAAAGTGCTGATCAGTTATGATAGCAATCTTCATTAATAGCGAAGCTTAGAATGCACAGCGTCTTTGATACTATTATAGTCTGCTGAATCCATTCCGTCAACCGAATCTCCAGAAAAGACTTCATCAAAACCAGATCTCTCAAGGATCTTGTTTTTAATTTCTAATTGCCTTTTCTCTCTTTGTATCCTACGGAGAAACGCATAATGTATGATCTGAGTAAAGTAAGCAAAAGGATTTTTGGATTTCTCAGGATTAAAATTATGAATGTATTGGACGCAATTTTCGATTCCATCAGAGATCATATCCTCCTTGAACATATAGTTAACAAAATTTGGTTTAAAAGATAAATGATTTGCAATCTTTAAAAAACAATCACCTATGTACCTTGGTATAACTGGTTTAGTATCCCATTTAGATGCTCTACCTGCTTTATCTGGTTCCTCACCAAACTTCTTAATATAAGTAATCTCTACATCTTCACGATATCTAATCAGAGCTGCAAGAAATTCTTTGTTATTAACATAGTGTTCCGACCTTTTTCGTTTCGCCATAGTGCCTGGTTTAATCATGAGTCTTTATCACTATTATGTAGATAGTATAACATTTATAAGTGAAAATAGCAAGGTGACAAGGTGACGACTTGACAACTCATGAAAACACAGTAGAATAACTCTGTCAGGGTTCAGAACATAACTTAGCTACTTTTCTTTTTATATATTTTTTCTAGTATATCTTTAGCATCATTCACAGAAGATACATATCCCATTCTTCTAGATAACTTTGGTCCTCCAGATTTGCTACGAGCCATATCTTGAACAAATTGTTGATAGACAGATATAATTTCTAAGTCTGTAGATTCTGAAAGAGTTATAACATTATCCATATTAATAATAAACATATCATCCTTAGTTGTTTTTAACCAAGGTTCCACTTTATATCCAACCATAGAACCTTTTTGTTTTACTTCAACAATTGTAATAGGACTATGAAGTATGAGCATCGTGCGTCCTTCCTCCTCAGAGGCTGCTATTTTAGCATAGATCTCTTCACCTGAATTTAATTTAAGTGTTGCGTAAAATTCGTCTTCTATCATTTCTTTAGTTGTATAGTGATTATTTCATAATTAAAGTTTTCTTCGTTGTAAATTTTAATTCTTTCTATGAAATGATTTAGTGTGTAATTTTTTCTTGATTTATTAGTGCAGTCATCTGCTATATCGTAAAGCACTGCTTTATGTTTATTTTTTCCTTTGCGAAGTACTCGTCCAATGCTTTGGAGATTTCTAATTCTCGATTTTGATGGTGAGGCAAAGATAACGTTATGGAGGTTTTTAATATTAATGCCCGTAGAAAAAGTTCCATAAGATGCAACGATAATAGCGTTGTTTTCCTTTTCAGTAATTTCTCTTACTGATTCTCTCTCTCCAGCATCGACACCACCATGAACAAAAAATAATTTACGTTCAAGCTGCTTACTATTATTTATCAAATCGTAAAGAACCCGACCATGTGCTTCAACTCGTGAAAACAGAACCAAAGTATTTCCTTTTAAATCTAATGCGAGATTTTTTATGAAGGTATTTCTTTGTTCATGAGTGATTAAATATTCTATCTCATCCTGATAGGTTTCAAATTTTTGCGGAGTGTGTTTAAGTATTAGACATTGAATATCTAGTTTAGATAGATGACCTTGCCTCATTAGTTCATCTGTTTTAGTTACTTTGTATGATGGTCCAAACAATCCCTCTAAGACCCATTTATGCGTCTGTGTACCGTCTAATGTTCCAGTAAACCCAAACCTATACTTAGCATGATGAAGTTTTGTCATTATAGATATTAATGACTTACTCTTAAATAAGTGAGCCTCATCACCAATAACTACATTATATTCTTCAAAGAAGGATCTTTCTAGTTTATAAACAGATTGCCAAGTAGTAATGGTAACAGGATATTCATTTGTTTTTTCTTTTCCCGAATATATACAGTGACAAAATGACTCAGCATCCCAACCATAATCAAAGAAGTCCTTATACATCTGTTCTACGAGAGATGTCGTTGGAACAACTAAAAGAATTTTTTGCCCTTTCTCAACGTAATATCTTACAAGAGCGTAAATCATCAAAGATTTGCCTGAAGCAGTGGGTGATATCAATAACTTTCTATTATGTTTTAAGGCATCGTATACTCCCTCAATTTGGTACTTCCTGGGTTGATGATTGCAAATAGATGTCATATAATCTTTGACACCAGCTGGTGATATCCCCTCATTCTCTTCATAAGGAGTTCCGTAATATTCATTATCTACAAACTTATAACTATAATCTCTTCTCTTACAAAAGGAAACAATTCTATCTAACAACCCAATATAAATCCTCTTCGATCTTAAATCGAATAAATGTATTTCACCGTTCCAATTGCGTTTTCTGTATTGAGGCATAAACTTTGCCCCTTCTACTTCAAAAGTAAAATGATCCCTCAGTTCATATTCTATGTGAGGTTCAGCATTAACTTGCAGAAATACTTCATTCGCCTTGGATATGATGACATTGGCTCTTTCATCAATCACTTAGTCCATGCATCTAAAAGTATTTAGTTACCCCTGTCAACCCATGCCAGATTGGAATCTCATATACTCAATAGCATTTTTAATCTGAAATGTTCTGTTCTGTATTACCTTAAGAATACTTTCAATATAAACAAGCATCGTAT